CCTTCGCTTAATTCGGTAGTAGACGCCGGTAAACGTTTAGATAATTCTAATACTTCTTTAGATAGTTCGGCTACTTGTGGCCCGGATTCGCCTAAAAGGGTATTTACTTCCGCCATTTTAATTTGGAAATCTGTAAACGGTTTTAACATACTGCCGACCATTTGTAAGCCCATTTGTATACCGTTCATAGCCAACCCAACCTTGGCGAAGCCGGCGGTAAGGCCGGTAGTAAAGCTTTTTACTTGTTTATTTGTCTTCCCTATTTCTTTATTTACACCACGTACGCCCCTTACTATGTCCGTAGTATCGGCTTTAATCTGGAATATTAACTTATCTTGGGCCATTTATTATTTATAGTCTTCGTTTTGTTGTCTTGTGTATTTGTGTTTCTTGTCTATCCATTTTAAGGCTTCTATTTGTGTAATGTTTTCCTTTATTTCCCGGGCTTTAACTATGTCCATATCCGCAAGAAAGAAAATTAAGTCTTCCAAATAGTGTATAACATTATGGTCTTCCTCGTCTTCCTCTTCTAAAGACCTAAAGAAGTCCACGGCATTTTCGCCGGTGTTTTCGCTATCTACTTTGTCGATTTTTTCACGACCGGCGATATAGCTTTTAATTTCATTAGAAGCCCGTCGTTTAATACTAAAAAATCCGATACGATTTTTTCGAAAACACTATTAGGAATTTCCATTATATCTATTTCATCTATTGGTCCCTTTAATACAACCCTAAAAAGGTCTGTAATAGTCCCTTCCTTCGTTATTTCTGTTATTAGGCCTTGTATATCGTTCATCTTGTCGCCGTCCATAGTCGAGAATATTTCGGCTAATTTTATATCTTGGCCTATTGTTAATTCGCCTTGCCATACTTTTACCCCTTGTATGGTGTAGGTCTGTTTACCGGTGGTTTTTGCCATTTGGTTTTCCTTTGTTTTGCCATTGTTAAAAAGCGTTAAGGGTAGTTATGTTTCCGCTTATTGTTATAATGTTACCAGTATATACTCCACCGTTTACCGGTAAGGTTATTATAGCAAAAAATTGACGCGGAAATGGTTGTATTCTAAAATAATAGTCGCCCGTATTTAAGCCGGAAATAGTCGCGTTATTAAATTTTACCTCTTCACCCCGGCCGGACGGGTCTACGGGTACGCCGTCTTCCGGAAAGGGAACCCAAGATAACGAACTTTTATTATATAGGGACCAATCCGTCCTATCGTCTTCGGTAAAAAAACTATATTCCGGTTGGCCCATTGGCCCGGAATTAAAGGTAGTTTCTGTATCTATTTCTAGTAAAAACTGTAGCCGGGCATCTCTTATTGTTATCGGGGTTAAAAAGTGGAAGACCATATCTTCGGTATTGGATTTAGGCTTTATTATTCTTTTGTCCGAAATTTCGGGTAATGTAAAGTCCACATTAGTATAGACCGTTTTACTTTCTGCGGTCCCCCCTTGGCTTACTTCATCGTATAAAGTTACTTCGATATTGATGTCTGTAAATTCTTGTTGTATGCGGAAGTCGGTAGGGCTATCCCAATGTATGGGAATTTCTTTATAACGGGGGGAGAGGTTAATGTTATCGTAATCTTGGCCAACCGTTGGCCGTAAGGTGGCGTCTTCCCAAGCCGAAGTCTCTTCGGAATAAAACCGAAGCCCCCCAATACTACACGGCATAGAATCCGGTTCCTTTACCTTAATAGTTATTATATGGTTATCGTCTATTTGTTCTATGGAAAGTATTTCCCATTTAAGCCGGGTTGGGGTTTTTGTTATTTTTATGGCCATATTAGTTTTGTCCCGGGGTTATAGTAAACTGTCGAACATTAGAAATAAGGCTTTCGTTTCCGTTTATATCCGCGATAATTACATAAACTTTTCTACCTTCCGGATTGCCGGAACCGTCAAAGTCCGCCAAAGTGCAAACCTTCGAAAATATTATATTTGGTCCGGACGGGGACGAAAACCCGCCCCCTAAAAAGTTGTCGTTTACCGGGTCCGGTTCGTTAGTATATGTTTGCTCGTAATATCTTATGCTAAAAATCATTCTTCAGTAAGCCCCAATAAAACCAAAGACATTTCGCCTATAGACCAGTTTTCTAAATCCGATACTTTCATAGGCGAGGAAGTTATTATACCGGCTATTACTTCTTGGTTTTGTACGGCGTTGGAATTCCCGGCTAAATCTTCGGCTATTGGGTAAACATTCCACCGGCCGGCCGTCCAATTTTCAGTAGTTACCGACCAATTCGGGGCCCCTTCTTGTACTGTTGTATCAATCCCTATTACCGTGTCTATATTTGGGTTAAATGTACTCGATAAGGTCCGATATATTGTTACTTTTGTCGTATCTTGGGCCATTATTTAGCCGGAACGAAATAATACACGTTCCCCCCTATAGTTACTTTTAGCCTACCCTTATCTATAATTATAGCACTTACGCCCGATAGGTGGCTATTACCAGTAGCACCGGTAGGACCGGTCGCACCTTGCGAACCAGTAGCACCGGCCGGACCGGTATTTCCTTTAACCCCATCGCTACCGGCGTCGCCTTTGGTCCCTTGGGGTCCAGTAGCCCCGGTAGTTCCTTGGTTTCCGGTATCGCCTTTAGCCCCGGTAGTTCCTTGGCTTCCTTCGTCCCCCTTTTCGCCCTTATCTCCTTTTCCGCCCTTGTCCCCCTTAAGCCCGGTCGTCCCTTGGGGTCCAGTAGAACCAGTAGCCCCGGGGTTTCCGGTATCGCCTTTAGCCCCGGTTGTCCCGGTGGTCCCTTGGGGGCCAGTAGGACCAGTAGAACCAGTAGCCCCGGTTGGTCCGCTTGGACCAAGAGGGCCAGTTGGTCCCCTATCGCCTTCCGGTCCTTGGGTCCCGGTATCGCCTTTAGTTCCTTGGGGTCCGGTAGGGCCGGTATTACCAGTATTCCCGGTATCGCCTTTAGTTCCTTGGGGGCCAGTTGGTCCGGTAGAGCCGGTATTTCCTTGGCTTCCGGTGTCCCCGGTATCGCCTTTAGCGGAAAGCTTGGCCCAATAAGTGGTAGAAGTGGAAGGGGTTTTATTTGTACCGGCTTTTATACCCACATAAGAAGAACCGTTATAAAATACCGCGTCGTCTATGGCGTAGGCCGTGCTACTACTATAAGTTCCTTTCCATACCAAGCCTTCCGGTCCAGTACTTCCGATAGGTCCGGTATTTCCAGTAGGACCAGTAGAACCGGCCGGGCCGGTAGCCCCTTGGGGGCCTTGGGGACCGGTGGCCCCGGTTGGACCTTGCGAAGTCGCATTAACCGAAGCCGGACCAAAAGCCCGGCCTATATATTGGTGTAATTCGTTAACGTCGCTACGAAGTTTTACTAATTCGCTACGTAAATTTTGGATAGCACCATTAACACTCTTTAAGATACTTTCGTCGTCCGGTATATTCCCACTAACCAAAGGGCTACCGGCGTATTCCATAACCTTTTCCATTAGATTGGTTTCGCTTATGTCTTTAGAAGTAAGCGAGTTTTTTAATGTTATGTCATTGTCGAACGGCATATTTTCACCTTTTACGATTTAGTTATTTTAATGTAGCCCCCATAAATTTGGTGGGCGGTTGAAGTAGTACCCACATAAATAGAAATATACTTAGCACCATCAGAGTCGAAGTCGGTGGAATTTATTTCTACGTTAGTGTTTCCGCTTCCCTTTTGAACGGCAAGTCCGTTCGTAATCATACATTCGTAAATTTTAGTATTTATAGTATGGGAACAGTTTATACGGAAGTGGGTAACCGTAAACCCCCTAGGTATTACAAAAGTGGCCACCATTTCCAAGGACGACGATTTTACTATCGCGTGGCCCCCGTAATTATTTAACGCGACATTATAATAAGAGTTGTCGCCATTAGGGCAAAAATCTCCCGGGGTTACAATAATTTGGGTCGGGTCTAATAGGTATCCCGCATCTGCTTTCTTACTGTAAACTTCGCCAAAATTATCGTTACACTTGTCGAAAGCGTCGCGTATAGTGTCGCCGGAATTAGTCCCGGCGGTTCCAAGGCTTATAGTTTGTTGGCCCATTTATCCGGTTTTCCTTAAGGTTAAATTTCGGGCCACTAAATTAACGTGTAGTTAGTCTATGGCCATAATTCAGTAGCCCGAATAGTTAGGTAGATTCGTCTATTTCTTCTTATGAAGACGTACCGGTAATAGTGAAACTTGTTCCGGTAAATACGTAGCCGTTAGAGTGGCTTGTAATAGCCGGCGAACTTGGGGCCGTAGTATCTATAATAACCGAAAGGATACTACCATAACCACTATAACCGCCGGATTTATCCCTCCACCTTGCCCGGTATTGATGGGTAGCATTTACTAAGGCCGAAGGTTCTTGCAATGTATATGACCATTCTTTCGTACTGCCGTTTACAACAATAGTCATAGATGAGTCTGCTACATCGACAACCTTTGACCAAGACCCCGCCCCGGTTTTACGTTCTACTTCGTAGCGATTCAAAGATGCGTCCGGTGGTACTACCGAATTCGGACCGGTTAAAGTTACACCGGACTTTATCCTAGGCGTCGAATCGTTGGTTACGTTGTCCGAAGATGACGAACCGGAATCGTCTAATAGGTCTGGTAATGTTGGTGTAGTAGAGTCCCCCGATTTTAAATTTACAGTTGAAGAGGCCCCCGATTCATTCCCGGCCAAATCTGTAGCCTTGCCGGTAAGGGCGTGGCTTCCGGCCGAAAGCGTTAACGCTTTAGACCAGTTTCCGGAACCGTCTACGGTAGCCGTTCCTACTGATTGTCCTCCGTCGAAAAGTTCTACTGTTTTAGTGTCTGGCATTTTATATTATTCCTTATTTGTTTAGTTGTTTTTTTACTTCATTCCATACGGTGTTATCTAATTTATTAGAAGACCTATCGACTAAATAGTCGCCTATCTTAATTAGTACCGCTATAATAACCTTTTCAGTAAGTAACGCGGTGGCTATTGAACTTAATACCTTGGCTATCATAATGTTTTATCCTTGTTTTGTTTCCCATTTCCCGAACCGGTGGCTTAATTCGTCTATATTCTTTTCGACATTTCTAAAGCCCCGGCTTACTTGGTCGGTTAAGCTTTTAAATTTTTCATTAGTAACGGCTTCTATTACGTCTTGCTTTCTTTCTATTTGCCCTAATCGCCTATTCCACATATCCATATCGGTTTCGATTTTGGTTTCTAGTGTTCGCATATCCCGGTATAAAGACCTTAAAAGCGTTATAAAAGCGGAGAGGCTTACCGTAAAAACGATTTGTAAAACGATAAAAGCTACTTTCCATACGCTACCTATTTCCACCTTTAGCCTTCTTTTTCTTGGCCTTTTTCTTGGCCTTGTTTTTTTCTATCTTTTTATCTAAGTCCCCGTTATAATCCACGACGCCAAAGTCGTGAGCCGATTTACTTTCGGCCGGGTCTTCGAAGTAGCCGTCGTCGTGGTCCGGGTCGGGGACCAAAGTATAGCCCCAACCTATCCGGGTCTTAACATCCGACGGGTCGATTTCAATTAACCGGCCCGCCGGTGTTTTCATCTTAACCACCTAAACAAGTCCAAAGGTATTTAGTTAATTCTTTATGATGCGATATCAGCAACCACAAAACCCGGGGAATCGTGTTCGGGGATTGATTTACGGCAAACGATTTTAGTTTTTAAACCGTCTACGCTTGTCTTACAATCGTCCAAACTTGAAACCGTAAGCGTTCTACCAATACCACCCCCACCGCCGGAAGCCGTGGCTATAATAAGTTCGTCCGAACCATCCACCGCCGACATATCGGAAGTGTCTAATTCCGAAATAGTAATTTCGATAGTGTATTTTCTACCGAAGCTTTCTATAATTTCGTTACCGTCTTCGAGTTCGGCTATCGTTTCTTTAATTTCTTCTGCAAAAGAAACGACCCCGTCTTTTAGTCCTTTAACGCTTAAAGCTTCTGCGTTGGCTTTATTAAAGGTAATCGTAACTACCCTACCTAACATTACTTTAGCGTGGCTTAATTCTCTACTTGCCATTAGTTAGTATTCCTTATTTGTATGTTAATATTATCAAAAGTAACGACCACTATGTCGTCGCCGTATGTTGTGGTAAAATCCGTATCGGTATCTATTCTATCTATGTCGCTATGTACTACTTCTTCTAAATTCCTTATGGCCTTACTACAATCGCCAAGTTTATTTAAGTACATATCGTTAAGCGGATTTAGTCCGAATTCTAACTCTACGCCTAATTCGGTTAGGGTGTCCATTTCGTAACTACTTCCGCCTTGCTCGTTAAACCGGATGGTAAAAGCGTTTTGTAGTTGTGAAGTTGGAAATATTCCTAATTCCATATTAAACCACAAGTTCGCCGGTTTGTAGCGAAAGCTTAACCCGGAATCGTTGGATATGGCCGTTTTTAACGACGCCAATATCCCGGAATAGTTTACTACCGCCATTACCTACCGAAAACATATTTAGACCTTACCGATATTTCGCCAGTATCTACTACATTGTCTTCGTTTACGTCGTAGTGATAACGCAAAGGGATTAAAGAAGCTTCCATTTCGTAGGCCCCGGCCATTTCCAAAAGGCTATTACCCTTAAATATCCGCGAAATAGCTAACCTTACGATACAATCTTTAAGGTTTGGCGTTTCTATAAAGTCGTGTACTTTTTCGACTTCGTCTTTTATTTTCGCGTGGGTATAGCTTGGGTTATTGTTTTCCATATCAGCGTAAACCATACGGTAAACATCCTTACGGGCTTCGGCGATTTGGTCGCTAAAATCCGCTTGGCCGATAAATTTATAGTCCGCTATATTAGGGACAATATTATCTAAGTCCGCGTCTACTACTATTATTTCCGTTAGCATTATTCTAATCCCAAGTTAGGGGACCGGCCCGGTAAAAGACCGGTCCAAACCTATAATATGGTTATCGTCTACCTATTACGAAGCGACGTAACTACTTAAGGACTGTACGGACCATAAACTATCTTGGTCTACGATACCGTAATCGCCTACCCAATACCAACCGATATTTAACATACGGCCCAATTTATCAAAGGGCCCAGTAATTCGCATTTCGGCGGATTGGCTTTCGGCTTTTCCAAAAGCGTTTCGACCAAAAAAGGCCGATTCGTGTACGTCGGGGTCCGCGTCTGTAAAAGGCATACCGGTCGAACTAATAAACCGGAATCCTTTATAGAAGCCTACTTCGTTACGAAGGATAGGCATAGCGTCGGCGTACTTTTGTACGTCTTTCCAAGCCGAAAATCCGGCTATATCTTGGGCTACGGCCGGGTGACACATACAAACGTAAGCGTCCCCGTCCCACCGTTCAGCGTTTTTGTTGTTTAACTCAAAGAATACCGCGTCTAAAAGGGCTTCGGTTATATTAGCCGAAGAACCGTCCTTATTATTCGCGGAACCTTGTAAGCTTAAACAAGCTAAACGGTTTAAAGATTCTGCCATATTCCGGGCGACGACTTGGGAAGCCCCAAGGTCTGCTTTACCGCCACTTTGTAGGGACGCTAAAGAAGTTTTAGTAACCACGTTACCGTATTCTTTCGGGGTAAAGGTTACTTTACTATCGGCCATTGCTACGGCGTCTACATCCGAGCCGTCCGTAAGTTCGGTTACGGCGTAATCCATCTTCGAATATTTTACAAAGTCTATAGATTTAGCCCCGATACTTCGACGGTAACTTGCGAATTGGTCCGCTACGATTCTGTCCCCGGCTTCCACTTGGAAAGCTTGGTCCATTAAGGCTATTTGTGAATCGCCTAATACCGAAGCGGTAGTTTTTACATCTGCCATTTTTATATTCCTATTCTATTAAGTGTTTTACGCCCCGGCCATTTCTTCGTTAAGCTTTTCTAAATCGGCTATTGAAGTAGCACCTTTTACCCGGGTCCCAAAGTCTTGTTGGCCCTTCGGCACTTGGTCCGCGTGGGCTTCTTTTGGTTTTTCCGGCGAAGAGAAATAATCTAACTGGTCCAGTTTTTTAAGTTCTGTTAAGTTACCGGCCATATCGTCGTTACTTATTTCCGTAAAGTCCATTTCGCCATTTTCCCCGGCTTCCGGCATTTTCAAAAACGTAGAAGCTTTTTCGAAACGGGGGTCGTTTTTAACCTTATTATAACGGTTTAAAAAACTGGTCCGCGTTTCTTCTTGTACACCGGCTTTGAAGACTTTTAAATCCTTCAATTCTGCCGTTAATTCGCTTGTATCGGCCTTTTTCCGTAGTTCGTCTATATCTACGTCGTTGTCGTTTAGTTGGCCTTGCATTTCGCGAATTTTAAGCTTCCGGGCTTTTGATTCCGCCGAAGCGTCTTTAACGTTTTCAATAAGCGTAACAACCCCGACTTCTATTTCTTTTAGTATGGGCGTTAAGGCTTCTAATTTGTCCTTATCTACTTCGGACCTAACCCGGTCCGTTAGCTTTACTATATCCATAGTTTAATCCTTTTATATTAAGTGGCTTGTTCAATCATAGTTGTATTATATGTTTAGACTACAGTAAAAACCAACCCCTAAAATTTGGGAATTAAAAAAAAAGGGACCGGTTAGGGTCCCTTTCTTTTTGTTAGGCGTACTACTTCGGGTTATATTTTAATTTTCATCCATACAGAAACCGTCTTTAACACACTTTACAAAAACGGAAATACGCTTTGTAAAGTTACGGTCTACGCCTTTTACCATAATCTTAATAACTTCGACTAGGTCTTCCCGGGTCATTGTCGAAAAGCCGGCCATTGTATTGTCCATTTCGTCCATAGTATAGAATCCGGTCGCCGAAGAGAAGGAAACGTGGAAGCTAACGAAACTAGCTTTACAAGTATACGCAAATTCACCCACCTTACCCCTTCCGCCGTTTACTATGCAAAATTTGGCCCCGTCTTTCGTGGCGACATATCCGTAGTTTCCGTATTCGCCGTTAGCTAATGGAAGGGCCACTAAATCGCGGACCGTTTCCTCTTCGGCCTTTAATCCGGTCTCGGAATAAATGCCCCCGAAAATAGCTTCGTTTTTGTTTAGTTCCGCCTTATTCCGGTCGGTCCATTTCTTATTGTCTTCCGCCCGGTCTATGGTCCCTTCTATCTTTTCTACCAACCTTTTTAAATGGGGTTTTAAGGTAGTAGTTTTTCCATTATACCCCCATTTGGCCCGGTGGTTATTACCGTCCAAACCAGAAGAATGGGATTCTATCCTAAACTTATCGTCGTGCGAAACGCCAACAAGACAGATATTAAGGACCATTCTAAAGTCGGCCGTTTGCATTTGCCGACGAACCAATTTTACCCCGTAGGTATCGTCGTTAAACACGTTACCGCGTCCGGGAATTTCGGCCAATATGTTAGCGGACCTTTTAACCTTATCGCTAAAGCGTACTTCGACTGTAGGGAAGTGGTCCCGGTATTCTGTCCGGTACGGTATTTTATCGCTACACCCTACCACGTTCGCCGTAGGTTCGGTTTGTATATTCGGCTTCCAAGGGAACGGGTTATCGCCTTTACCGACCAATTCGTCGAGTTTCGTATAGCTATACGAATTAAACGTGTGTTTGTTGCGGAAGTAGTCTTTTACTTCCTTACCAACCCTTTTTATCCCGGCTACACTAACCACATATTTATAAAAGCGGAAAGGCTTTCTATAGTATGGGATTAAGGTAAGGTCTACGGTTTCGCCCTTGTAGGTAAATTGGACGTCTCCGTCTTTTTTTAGCTTAAAGCGGTCGTCGTATTCTAAAATAGAATCCGTCGTAAAGGACCGCATTAGGCCTATAAGCTTACTTAAGATACCGTTACGCCTCTTATCGCTACGGATACGCTTATAGTGTGGCCCGGCCGGAACCATTTGCTTAACGGTTACTTCGAAAAGTCCGTCTTTTATTTTCCTTATTATATTCATCATTTCGCTATCCTTTCGGGGGCCTTTCGGCCCCCGCCTTGTTTTCTGTTATTGGTTAAAACGGTGTTTATATGGGGCGGATTCTTTAAAACCTAACTCGTAAGAATCCGTCGCGTTACTACTACCGTCGAAATTCCATACTTGTACATATACGCCCTTTAATCCGTCGTAACGTGTTTCGTCGTATGGGTTTGTTAGGTAGTCGTCTATGGCTTGTAATAGGGTCCAAGCTTCCATATCATTAGGAAGGCCTAACACTTGTACGCTTTCGCCTAACTGGTTATTCGTGTATTCTATTGTTAGCGAATTACTAATACAGTTAGGGGTATTTTTAACGACTAACTTATCGCCGATAAAAATAAGGTCCCGAAGGAAGAACTTTCCTTTTAATAGACAACGGGCTAAACGGCTTTTAAGACTTTCGCCGTTCCACTTCTTTCGGTTGTCTTCGTCTATTTTGGCCATTAGTACCGCGTGGGCTTCTTTGTCTTCTCCGGCCAAATAAAGCCTATGGGCTTCCGGACAAGAACCGTAGAGCATATCGGCGGTTTCTTTTTTACTCGTTAGGTCGTAATGTACTACCTTATGTTTACTCACTATTTCGTTATCCTTTCTTTTTGGGTTAACCCGTTAAACCATTCTACTTTATCTTCGTAGCCTTCTGTTCCTTCTATGTAGGCTACCGCGTGGTCTAGGCGGGCTTGTTCTGTTATTGACGGTTCCCGGTCAAATGTTCCGGAAGCGTCCGGTATTAGTTCCCAACCCCCGTAATTATCGGTCTTCCTTATACCGTATTCTTTAGGGTTGTAATGTGGGTTATCTATTGAACCGTAACCTACTCGACAATCGTAACAAGCTATCTCATAGAAAACGCCTTCCGAAACATAGCCTAACAAATCGGTAGCGGTTCCTATTAAAGACTTGTTAAAACGGCGTTCGATTTTCTTACCCGGGTAAAACCTTTTCGCTAAAGCGGTGAGATGTATGCCGTTGTGTTCTATTTCTTTGTCAGCGTCCGGGCCGGAACGGGCGTCCGTCGGTAGGCCGGAAAGTTGGCCGGAAATTGTTACGGCCGGTAGGTTAAGGGAAAACAAAGCCTTTAGCTTTGTCGTCCAAGTAGTCGTTTTGTTGTCCATTTCGCTATCCTTTCTGTTAGGTTATAATTCCATCCATTCAAAGTGAGTACCAACAAAGAATTTCCTTTTAGGCGTTGGTTTGGATAGTTTAAAAATAGTTACATTGAATCTGCCTTGGTTATGGTGTTCTTCTGAATTCCATTCAAAGTGCGTCCTTTCCTTGAATAGCTTTTTTGCTTCTGTTTTATTTCGTGCGAACTTTTTCATTTTACTTTCCTTTCTTTCGTTTGTGTTTGTCACGGTGATAAATATACGGTCTATCCTTATAGAAACCAACAGAAATCTATAATAATAATATAGGGTAAAAAAAATGGCCCGGGGTTAGGAAGTGGCCTCCCCTTCCTCTGTTTCTAAAAGATAAGATTCCGCGATTTCGTAGAAATTGATTTCACTAATTGATGTTTTACAAACGTCAGCAAAAAAACCAGACTCCACCCCTAACTCGTCAAACATATCGTATGCCCAATTTTCTAACGCTAATGAGAGTTGATAGCCATTCTTACCGTTTGCCATATTTAACGCTTTATGATAAGAACCTTCATCGGTTTCAATCCAGAGTTTGAAGTTCCAAGTTTCCCAATTTGTCCAACCGTTGTATTTCATACTTCCCCCCAAATAGGCAAACACTTTTTAAGCCGTTCTACTACGGTCCCTAATATTTCCCAATATTCTTTATCGTAATCCCTTTCGGGGTGTAGTTCGTAGTTACCGGACGGCCCGGGTATTATCTTGTCTTCCATAAACCCCCGTAGGAAAGTAAAGACCAGTTTTTCGCAATAACTACAAAGGTGGAAAGACGCATATTTATTATAAGGGTTAAACCGCATAACTGAAACTTTACGGCTATCCTTTACTTCGCCTTTACAACCTTCGCGGTCGCATATTGTTTTTACCATTTGC